ATAAAGTTGTTAAAGCTTTAAATGATACTGCAAGTGTTGTGGCTGAAAATGTGGATGTATTTGTTCAAAAGCAAAAGGAAGCTCTTAGAAAAGAACGTCAAGCAGCTATTGATCAACTAAAAGAAGTATTGATTTCTAGAAAGATGATTTCAAAGGAATATGCTGATCAGTTCGTTTTTGATGAAAAATGGCTTAACGCTTCAACATCCAAAAAGAAATTTGAAGAACAAGTTGAAGCACAATTCAATGCTTTAATGGAAAAAGAAAAGAATGACAAATTGAATTTAGAAATGGTCGAAAAAACAATCATCAATGCATGTCTTATTGCAAATGTTGATGAAAAGCTTATTTCAAGAGAAAAATATCAAGCTCTTTTAAATACTGAAGGTCTTCCTAAAGTAACTGAAATGATTACTGATGAAGTAGACAATATCAAAAAACAATCACAAGCGGTTGCTCAACAAAAAGAAGCAGAACTTCAACATCAAAAGGAAGAATTTGAAAAACAAAAGGTTGAATTTGAAAAGAGACAAAAAGAAATCTATGAACAAAAACATAGAGAACTTGAAGCTCAACACCAAAAAGAAATGGAACAAGTTAAAGAACAAGCTTCAGCTGGTGCTACACAACCTAAATACATACCAATCAAGCGTGGTGATGAAACGATTGCTAACGTAAATGATAAGTATATCGTTACTGAAATCAAGCAAACGCCTGAAAAGTTCCAAGGCAGAACATGGAAGAAAACATTTGAGTTTGAAGGTGATTTAGCAGCACTTCAAATGCTCAATCGTTACATGGATGTAATTAAGAACATCAATCCAACATTCAGCTTTGGAGAAGTGAAGCTAACTGAAAAAGAATTAAGTGATCCTCAAACAGGAGTGGTCAACAAATATAACGTTAAAGAAATCAATTAAAGAAAGTTATGAGGTGAAATTATGAATAAGGTTTATTTAGATAAGAATGGAAAATTATTCGTTAATGGTCATGAAATTAAGGGAGTTATGTCCGTTTCATCAGAAACAGATTATCTAGGTACACAAATAGTTTTAAAGTTTGAAGGTGATTACAAATGCGATTTTATTTCATCAAGAAAAGGACATTCATTATCTGAACGTCCTAAGGAATAAACTTAGCGATAAAATCTGTAAGTTCTATCAAACCATTTTTAAATCTTTTTTCCATATAAATAATAGCATTATTTGTGAGAAGGAAGTCGCCACTTACCCACTCCTTAACAAAGCCAATGGATTTTAATTCATCTAGAATGTCGCCAACATCTTCGATATTAAAATCTAAAATATATGGTTCTCGTTGCTCAAAGTTATTTTTAAATTGTTTTGATCTGTCTAACGAATAACCTTGAACACGCCTTTCTAGAAATGTTTTATATGTAGAACATAAGAATTTATCAGCTAATTTTGTTAGCACTACTGACACTGTTTCACCTCACTTTCGAGGTAAATTATAACACTAAACAAAAGGAGAAAATAAATTATGGCAGTACAAAGCATGGTACAACAAGCAAGTCAAGCAAGAGAAAACAAAATTACAACAATTAAAACAGATACAGGAGAAATTAAATTAAGCTCAAATATCGTAAAAAGCTATTTGGTTGCTGGTGGAGGTAATGTAAGTGATCAAGAAGTTAAATTGTTCATTGCATTATGTTCAGCTCAAAAATTAAATCCATTTATTAAAGAAGCGCACTTAATCAAATATGGTAGTTCACCAGCAACAATGGTTGTTTCTAAAGATGTATATCAAAAAAGAGCAGATAAACATCCCGAATATCAAGGAAAGAAAGCAGGAATCATTGTTTTAACTGCTGAAGGTAAGATTGATTATCGTGTTGGTACATTCTATATTCCATCAAGAGAAGAACTTGTGGGCGGATGGTGTGAAGTCTATAGAAAAGACAGAGAACCTGAACGTGTAGAAGTATCACTTGATGAATATGTTGGTAAAAAGAAAGATGGAACAGTTAACGCTCAATGGAGTGGTAAACCAGCAACAATGATTAGAAAAGTTGCAGTTGCTCAATGTTTAAGAGAAGCTTTTACATCAGAATTCCAAGGAATGTATGTTCCTGAAGAAATGGGTGTCGAAGATACGACAAGCAACTTTGTTGTAGAAGAAACTCCTCAAGTGCATCAAGCAATTGAAGCAACTACTGCACCAACAATGCAAGATATCATCAATGAAGAAAAACAAGCTGAACCAGTTCCAGTTGATGACTTTGACCCAATGTCAATGTAGGAGGTAACAAGATGCAAGAAGAATACGTTATACTTCCTCGATCATTTACAAACACGAAAGCCTATAGAGATACTTATTCTCTATGGACTTTCACTTATCTATTGTTCAATTGTGATAATGATGGGCATCTAGAATTGAACATTAGAAATCTAGACTTGCCAATCAGTGAAAATAAATTCAAAGCATCATTGAAGAAGTTATATGATGAAGGATTGATTTATGGTGATACACAAGGAAATCATAGAGAGATCTATATAAGTGATTATCAAGAAAAGTATGTAGAATAAGAGGTTTAATCAATGGCTGAAAAAGAGGTAAAGAAAGGGTACACAGGATTTTCAAACGAGCTGGTGAATGATCCTATTATTAAAAATTCAAAAGCATGGACTCTGTTTTCCTATTGCCTCTTTAAGGCTTATTTTGATGATAAGTATGGAGAGGCAGGAACCTTTACAACCACACAAATAGAAATGAGAAAGAATTTGAATTGGGACAATAAAACCTTAAAAAAATTTATGGAATTCCTAAAAAACAAAGGTTATATAGATTATAAAGCAACTCCTCAAAATACGTTTATAAAGGTGCTGAATTATAAGAAGTGGCGAGGGTATTAGTATAGGAAAAATTCCTACATGGTATAGGAGAAATTCCCATACTGTATAGGAAAAATTCCTACATGGTATAGGAGAAATTCCCATACTGTATAGGAAAAATTCCTAC